ATGAAAAAACATGCTATTGCAGTAATGATGATCGCCGTATTTTCTGAGTCGGTTTATGCGGAGTCTACCTTATTTATTCCGGACGTCTCTCCTGATAGCGTCACGACATCCCTTTCTGTGGGGGTGTTAAATGGTAAATCCAGGGAGCTGGTTTATGATACCGACACCGGGCGGAAGCTGAGTCAACTGGACTGGAAAATAAAAAATGTCGCCACGTTGCAGGGGGATTTATCATGGGAACCCTATTCGTTCATGACGCTGGACGCCCGCGGCTGGACGTCTTTGGCGTCGGGATCGGGTCATATGGTTGACCATGACTGGATGAGCAGTGAGCAGCCAGGCTGGACCGATCGTTCAATTCATCCGGATACCAGCGCCAACTATGCTAATGAATACGATTTGAACGTGAAAGGTTGGTTATTGCAGGGCGATAACTACAAGGCGGGCGTAACAGCGGGCTATCAGGAAACCCGTTTTAGCTGGACGGCAAGAGGCGGGTCTTATATTTATGATAATGGTCGGTATATTGGTAACTTTCCTCATGGCGTGCGCGGCATAGGTTATAGCCAGCGTTTCGAAATGCCCTATATCGGGCTGGCGGGTGATTATCGTATTAATGACTTTGAGTGTAATGTACTGTTTAAATACAGCGACTGGGTAAATGCGCATGATAATGACGAACACTACATGCGCAAACTTACCTTCCGTGAAAAAACGGAAAATTCACGATATTATGGCGCTTCTATTGACGCCGGATATTATATTACCAGTAATGCAAAAATCTTTGCTGAGTTTGCTTACAGTAAATATGAAGAAGGTAAGGGCGGTACGCAAATCATAGATAAAACCAGCGGTGATACGGCGTATTTTGGTGGCGATGCCGCAGGTATAGCTAATAATAACTATACGGTTACCGCGGGGTTGCAGTATCGCTTCTAGACCACATCGGGATGTCATCGGTCATAACCGGCCGATGACGACTTTTTGCTGAACGTGTGGCATGTCCGGTGATATTGCATAGGGGCAATAAAAGCAACATGAAAGGGGAACCGCTCGAAAGACTATGCAGCAAGAAGAGAATGTCCTGGGTATCAATGGTGTCCCCTGCAGACACCTAATGAATGTCGTAAGTGCAGGTGATTTATGATGAATTACAGAAGTGAAGAATTTTATGCCCGCATTTATGCCCACAAAGGCAATTCATGAGACATTTTGAATGGGTGAGAAGTGGCTGCGTTTCCAGTTTTGATAGTCGGCATAAACCCACCTGGATGCGCTGCCGATTTTGTGCGGGGAAGGCAATTTACCTTTCTTGATTTCTGAGTAAATGAACGTTTTACCCATGCCAGAATCCTCCATCATGAACTTTAAGTCAACAAGTGAGTCGTCGCGTAATTCGCGCATAGGTTTTATCTCCGGTTTGGGAATCGAACTTGGAAGGAAGGGATATCTTGAGAAATGCACAGGCCTCATCGAGTGTGATACTGTGTGATTCCATGGTTACTCCGCTGTTTCTTCTTCGTCTTCTTTTGCGTTAGCGATGTCGTAGAATTTCCCGTAAGTTATTTTCTTGAATGCATCAGGGATAACAACTTCGCCATGCTGCTCTTCTTTGTTATTTGGTATTGCAAAAATAAGACAATCATCGCGTTGCGGGTGCTTGCCGCCGTACGTTGATAACATAGCGAAACCAAAGCCACGCCCAGATTGACAGCCAATTCCTGTGCGCATAATACCGTAATGATTAGCGATGTAGTCATTCCACTCAGGTAATGCTTTTAGCTTGACGTTAGCTTCGTGGATAACTGCATCAAGCTCCTTGTTATATGCACGGCCTTCTTTTGTATTTCCCTTTCCTCGTGCTATCACAACTCGCTTCCCATTCCAAAAATCTTCACGCTTGATTGTTATCTGGCATGGGAATTCATATCTTTTTTCCCAAACGAAACTTTGCAGCAAGCCACCTCTACCACCCCAATTACGAGTTGTTGTCCATGCTATAGCACCAACCTGTTCTGCTGCGACTGTGAGGATAGAATTACGTTGTTCGTTAATGGTATCGTATGAACTGATAAGTTCCTTAACATCATCACCTTCAACCATGTAGTAATCGTAATACTTGCTCTGGTCTGACATTATCTATCTCCAATAAAAAACCCGCCGCAGCGAGTTCAGATAAAAGAAATCCCCGCGAGTGCGAGGATTGTTATTTTTGCGGTGCTGAGAGCAGAGCTGCTGCGCTTCAGCATCTGTGGACTCTCCCCATAAGCAAACAAGCACCCCGAAGAGCGCTTGTTTTATCTTTCAGCATAAGATAGCTATGTGCTGAATGACATACGAACGTATAATCTTCGCATGAGATATGTTAAAAGCTATCGCATCATTGGAGCTTGAAGTTGTCGATATCATCTACAAATTCCAGATACCCATCTTCAACGCTTTTTAAAACAAGTAAATGCTTAATTCCCTCACTTAATGAGGTTGGCCTTTCAAGTACAAACTCGAACCCATCCTCGTGAATTTTTCCTAACCAATAACCACCGCCATATTCTTTAAGCCTTTGAAAGAAAACATATCCTCCAGGCTTGAAATAATTGAGTGTCTCGTCTCTATAAACGATTTGGTAGTTAGGTACTTTGCCACCCATTTTAGCCACCATGAATACTGTATTTTCATACAGTATAAATTAAAGCAAATGTTGGTCAATTTTGAAGGGTGAAATATCACTTCACCTCCTGTTGTGGTGCTGGCAGTGGCATCCAGTGGGTTACTTCCTTGAGGTGTAGGTCATTACCATCACCATCATCCCAACAAGGCTTCTCATCATCAAACCAGTCAGCATAAATTCCCACCTGAACATTAGGAATGCTTGCCAGATAATGTGTTCCACTAAAATCGCCAGCTAGTACATACTCACGATCAGGCATTCGCTCACTACAGCTTATCCAACCATCCGTAGTTGCCGGAGAGTTGCCAGCCTGAACGGTAGGCATATCCGGACCTTTGCGAATCGCCCTAGCAAGCTCGATTGGGTCATCGTACAACCAGTCACCTGTTTGCGGATGATTAGCCTCTGCCAGTTGAGCAGCCCACTCCAGTCCGTCTTTGTGTCCTTGAAGATAGTCCAGCGGTAACTCATCACGATTACTTACAGCTTCGGCCACCTGAAGCATGGCGGCGCGGCAGGAATTCATAAATTCCAGCGCAGTCACCAGGTCGCGCCTGTTGACCTTGCAAGAATGCTCATCGATGTGGTGCCATTCACTTAGATGGTCTGCCTGATACTGGAAACGCTCAATGATGCCACTGATATCTTCCGGCACTACCGGAACTGGCTGGGCGTGACGATAGAGCGGGATATCTCCCACCTCCTGGTTTTGTTTACCCCAAATCAAAGAGGTTTCTCGACCCCTGGCAATATGATGAAGATTTCGTTCGTCGGTGAACACAACGGGGTCGGCACCTTTCTCCGCTTCGAGCGATGCCAGCGCTATACGCGCCAGTTCGCGCAGGTTTTCGCTATACGGTGACGTGTTATCACGACTGATTACGTGGTTCGCCGTATCAATTAAAATCTGTTTTTGCTGTTCTCTGGTAATAGTGGTCATGGGTTATCCCTCAGCCTGCCGTGCTTTCAACTTGGTTAGGGAATGTCAGGCTCTCATTAAAGGCCGCTCCGATACGCATTGCGGCGGGGATAAATTCGCTTTTCCCCTTATCTACTTCATCAAAAATTTCGTCATAGCGCGTCACATCAAATAGCGATACTTCACAATCGCCAGTCGTCGCAAACGCGATCCGATTTGAGGGACACTCCGCCAGTAGCTTATTGAGTTTCTTTACCCAGGCTTTTTCCTGTTTCGTCAAAGTAGCCATATCACTCCCCCTCAACCTTGATGCCAGCGGCATGGATTGCATTAGCACATTCATTTCTCATGCTGGATGCACCATCAGCAAATCCCTCGTACCGCTCAGCAGTAGAGCCAAGAACTGGAAGTTTAGGGAGGCAAACTGTCCGCGCCTCCAGCTCTGCTATGCGACTCTCGGCACTGTTTGCACGGGTGTGTTGTGTAATAAGCGATCGATTCGCCATTACTAATTTCTCGCGCTCTGCATTTAATGCAGCCGCCAGCTTATCTGCGCGGTACCGCTCATTATCAAAGCTGATACGCCAGTTTTCCCGCTCCTGCTCTGCGGCTGCCAGTTGCTCCCGTGCCTGTCGCATATCATCACGCAGCGCCAGCGCCACGGCTTCGATCGCGTCTTTTTCCCGCTGGAGTTGAATATTCTCGTCAAGCAGCGCCAGCATGGTGGCGGGGTTGGCTGCGGCAATGTAGGCAGTGTTGTAATGGTCTTGCTTATCATCAACATCATCACCTTGCTCCACATAAGCCAGGTGTTTGGTATACCCATCTTCATCGGTAAACCAGATATTTTCCTGCTCCATTTCCCACGGCCCTTGTGTCGCCCTCTCCGCCACTTCACGAAGCGCACGTTTGTCGATGTTCATACCGCACCGCCTTTACGAGGTTGGGCGGCGAACTCGCAAACTGTTACACCGCCTTCTTCTGTGTAATCTGCTGACGAGATATGCAGACCATGAACAATGCTGCCGTCGTCACGTTGAATGTTGCCAACCCACAGCAGTCCGTCAGTAAAATCACCGTACCCGGATTCATGACCGTCACCACATTGTGAACAAATTAACTCAATGTCCGATGGCTCAAGGAAAATTTGTTGAGGGACAAGCACGTAACCATCAGGGATTGCACTTGCCCGCACCTCAGCCAGCGCCGCGTATTTAGCCTCAAGTTCCGCATAATCACTATGACGCACCATATCAGTACAGAATGATTCTCCTGTTATTGGTGGTGATAACTGGTCACTGACAATCGTGTATATTTTCACTTCTTTCATTTCTTCCCACTCCGCAACATTGCATTCAGATATTTGTTTTCATTAACAGAACCGAAACTATTTCGCTTAAGCATTTCTTCGCGTGGAATATCGTTGATGGGTTTGAAGCGGTGTCGAATAATCATTTCCGATGGAAGGATGCCGGGGTCGTAGGACAAACCTCTCATGATGAATTCCTCAGTTATTGCTGATAGCGCCGTAACGCGAACGGTAATTTTTAAGGCGCGGGTCTGTTTCAATGAATTGGGTGTAAGTGGCTTTGCGGAATGGCCGGATGGATGTCTGGTAAATTCGCTCGCGTTCTTCTTTCTCTGCAAGCCATATACAGTGGCGAAATTCCTTTTCCTCTTTCGTTTCCTGCGGTAGTGACATTATCAGGTCGTAGTTTTTTCTGAATTTATCCAGCACCTCCGAGACGGAATTGCCGGAACAGCGGCGCGGGTCATTCGCACCATACACAGGCGCTGGCATAATTTACTCCAGGGTAGGTTATCCGAATAATGTGGTACGTATAGGGTTATTTCTTTCGTAAACGTGATAGCCTGCTTTTTACCGACTCTTCACTTCGCCCGAGAATTTTTGCTACATTTCTTTGTGTATAGCCTGATGAGATAAGCGTCTGCATTCTTTTGTCTTCGTCGTCGCTCCATCTTGGCTTAACGAATGCCGTTTTTAATGACAGTTTTTTTGCTATGTAATAAAACTGATTTATGTTTAGGCCCAGATGTTCTGCTGCACGGCAAGCTACCATGCGACCGCAAACTGACTCCATCTCTGCTGGAGTTATGTTTAATCTTCTCATTAAGCCACCTGTTTAAGCTCATTTATTCTGATATTCATTACCTGAACGCATTTTGTCTGCGCATCATCGTGACCAGCCAATAATTGCCAGTCATGCTGATAACGCTCAATGAGTTTTTTCTTATCAGTTTCTGTTACTGCATATTCACTGAAGTCTTTCAGGATTTGTTCGCAGTCAACCGATGGAGATTTCTGGTTGGTATTTTCTGGTGATGGTTGATTGCATGATGCTGGCATGGCCCAGTCCGGCAGCGATGGAGGGAGCCAGTAAAATCCTGTTCCATCCTTCAGTTTGGCCCTGTGCCACCCCTGCTTTTTATCGAGAGATGTTTGTGCGAAACCTTCCTCAAGGTTATACAGATACCGACCGATTCCCCACTGAACGGCAGCACGCTTCATTGCACCTGAACGACCACCTTTGACGGCTTCTACCTGCGTGTTTTCAGCAGCATCCCATTTGGTTACCCATTCGGAATCAATCTTGATTGATATGCCGCATTCAACTCCGCCGTTGTTGGGAATATCGCGGTATTCATTGCGCCATCCTGCTTTGCCGCAAACATCGTCCAGGCGTTTCATGATTGCCCGATTCGTGACATAAGCCAGCACCATAGCCCACACCTTGCCATCGCGTGTTTTGCCGCTTTGCTGGATGCGCCATTCAATATCGTCAGCAGCGAATGGCGCATCAAAATCATTCAAATCCATAAACACCTCAGAATGGTAGTTCGGAAGGATTAGCCAGGAACTCGCCTTTATTCATTCGTTCACGACGAGCCATATCAAGACAGAAGGACTTCATCGACTTATCACCGGCCTTACGCCAGTACATTGCCTCAGTCAGGTGATACTGACGTTTTATCCTGCTTAATTCTGGCGTTCTGGCTAAGTCTGTAGGAATCATTATCTTTCTCCTGTTCTTTCTGCTGATTGAGCATGTCCTGCATAAGGCGAATAAACGCATCGTCTGACCAGGTATCTGTAATGCTCACTAAATAATCTCCGGCTCGTTTTTATGGTTAAGCACGATATCTACCAGCAGGTCTTTAAGTGGCTTAGCTTCGGTCAGTGTGTGGATGTGCAACTTGCCGTCTTTGTTAACTGCTGCTCTCCATGGCTTTCCGTGGTGAATAACCAGCATTCCTGGAGTTACGCACTGGCGAATAACGGTTAATGTGTTTTGCATAACGCCTCCAGTTGCTTACGAACAGCACGAATAAGACGGCGAACACGTTTGGATAATTCGGATTCAGCGGGATAAAAAGCGGACATGACGCCGCTACCCGCGAGGCTTAGTTGCATCATGGGCTGGTTCCTTATGTTGTGTGTGATTGCATAGCGATAGAGACTCGTGAATCTCTGTTGATATGCGGGCATGAAAAAGCCGCACTCAGGCGGCTTCTGATTTCTCTTCTTCGTAGCGCTCGATAATCTCGTCGCTATAGCTGTTTTCCGTTAGATAGGCGATGATTTCATCCATTTCCATCTCAGCAAAAGCGGTATCCAAGAGGTGATGGCAAAACTCTTTAATTTCGCCATAAGTGTTTAAGTCAAACTTAATAGTCGTATTATCTTCTTTGACGGTTACTTCTCTCCATCCACCATTTGATGAATAAGTTGCAACTTTTCGAACGTCGATTTCCATGCTTTCCTCCAGGCAAAAAGAATGCCGCCCATATAGAGCGGCAAGACTATCAAGGGATGATTCTCCAATAACCAGAACGCGTCTTCGTCCTCATTCGGTTACGAGCGATATTGCTCCGTGTATTCACTCACTGGAATGAATACACAGTGCTTATTCGTACTAATAAAACACCCAATTTTCTGTTTCTTGGTTGTGTCCAAAGTTATATTCAATATCTGGTGTTGATGTATCAATATTCTTCATCCCATCAACAAGAGTTGATACAACAGCCAAATCTTGTTTGATTCTCATTAAATGGTATTTCTTCCGGCGCAATAAACTTTCAATGGCAAGTTTCTTCGTTGGGAATGCAAAAGATCTTTCTGCATTTTTTGCTACTTTCTTAATTGCATATCTATTTCTCTTTTGTTTCCATTCCTGTAACCACTTATTTGGTGCTGGTTTAAAATTAACAATCCAATGCGCAGGAACCAACCATGCATAATGATCTGTCTGATGAAAAGCTATATATTGAAGTGCGAATATTTTGATTCCATCTTCTTCAACTGTCGCTTGGAATCTCCAGAAAACAGGCATTCCATCATGTTCAGTTTCTGATTCAGGAAAAGGTACGCTCCATGATTTTGTCATATCTCACCTCAAATAAGCGGCTTACTGCTCAGCTTCATGCGCTGAACGGCATGGATTTTATTCCCGAGCGGGTTAACGTCCCGGTAGTAAATGCGGTTCTTCTTAACCGCTGTTACTTCAACTTCCTTCTGACGCGTTCCGGCAAGCAAAATGGCTTTGGTAACGCGGTCAATTCTTTTGGCTTTAACCTCCTGAGAAGCATCAGGAGCATCGCAGCAAAAAATTGAATCGATGATATTGCAGATGGTGTCGCGCTCTATGGCTATCTTTCTGCGCCGCTCATGACGGCGAGTTTTAGCATTGCCTGCAAACGTTGACTTCCCGTAGGTAATAACCGTCATGATTTAGTCCTCATGTGAAATGGCTTTGGTACTGGCGCCGGAACCTGTCTCAATTTCCGGATTTCAAGTGGCTTCTCAGTCCGGCCCGATCGGTACAGCTAGGCCTAAGCTCCACCACACGCCAGTCCAAACCCATCTCGTTTGGTATCTTGTCGCGCTTTGTCAGCGCATCATCGAAGTTAAAGAGCGTTGCCTTTCCGTTTGGCTACCAGCGTCCTGCTGATGGCTAAAATTTAAGACTTCTTAATTAAATGGTCAAGTGTATTTTTGAAGAAAACTTAAATATTTTATCGTTACTTAAGTTTTTATTTGATTTTTAAAGGAAAATGTAGTGGGAGGGGCGGGTGCCCCTTATGGAAGATTTGCGAGTTTTGCGTCAACAACTACGCCAATGATTTTGCAGTTTCCGTTGATTTCTATCATCGGATATTGTGGGTTTAATGGTTTTAAAAACTTTCGGCCTGCATCCATAACTAGTTTTTTGAATGTGGCCTCGTTTTCACCTTCTAATTTTGCAACAACCAGCTTGCCGTTTCTTGGTTCGACTTCGGGATCAACCAGAATTATCATTCCTTCTGGAATGCTTAATCCTGCCGGTGCGGTCATAGAGTCACCTTGGACATCAAGCCAAAATGAATCTTCTGAACAATCTACAGTGGTGTCGTGCCAGTTCTCTATCGCGCGCTTGTGATAAGGTTCTACAGCTTCCATCCATTGCCCTGCGCTTACCCAACTGATAAGAGGGTATGATCCTCTTGGCTCATGCCTACTATGATAGGCAACATTTATCTGGCTTAAATCTCCTTTCAGCAAATAGTCAGGGGAGCACTGAAGAGCCTTCGAAAGTGCCAACAGGTTCTCCCCATTTGGCTCAGTCTCCGAGCGCTCCCATTGCGATATTGCAACATTAGACACTCCCACCATCTTACCAAGAGCAGCTTGTCTAATCTTGAGTTTTTTTCTTCGAGCGCGAATACGCTCACCCATCAATTGTGTATTCATAGTTAAGTCATCTTAAATAAACTTGACTAAAGATTCCTTTAGTAGATAATTTAAGTGTTCTTTAATTTCGGAGCGAGTCTATGTACAAGAAAGATGTTATCGACCACTTCGGAACCCAGCGTGCAGTAGCTAAGGCTTTAGGCATTAGCGATGCAGCGGTCTCTCAGTGGAAGGAAGTTATCCCAGAGAAAGACGCATACCGATTAGAGATTGTTACAGCTGGCGCCCTGAAGTATCAAGAAAACGCTTATCGCCAAGCGGCGTAAGCAAAACGCTCTTTACCAATCTGAACCGCCGACAACGCGGTAAATCTATTTCAATGCGCATCAACGAATGCGCACAACTAACTATTAACTACAGGAATGTTCACATATGGAACTCACAAGCACTCGCAAGAAAGCCAACGCAATTACCAGCAGCATCCTTAACCGGATAGCTATTCGTGGTCAGCGGAAAGTCGCTGATGCGTTAGGCGTTAACGAATCTCAAATTTCACGATGGAAAGGCGATTTCATTCCGAAGATTGGGATGTTATTGGCGGTTCTGGAGTGGGGTGTCGAGGATGAGGAGTTGGCAGAACTGGCAAAGAAAGTTGCGCATCTGCTGACAAAAGAAAAAGCCCCGAAGAACGGCGAATTCTTCGAGGCCTGATGTAGAAAGACTGGATCAATCCACAGGAGTAATTATGCCAAAACAACTCAGTCCTGACCAGGACAAATTACACAAAAACATACTACGTGATCGGTTCTTATCCAGCTTCAAGCAGCCTGGTCGATTCCGGGCTGAGTTGGAAAAGGTGAAGCTGATGCAGAAGGAGAAAGGTCATGAGTAATCTTGCAACCGTAACACATTTAAGGCCTTCACAACGGCCTGTGGAGCGTCGTGTGGCAGAAGTTGAAGATGGTTATACCCGTCTTGCAAATGCCCTGTATGAAGAGCTTATCGGCGCAGATTTAACGAAAAATCAGAGCAAGGTTGCCCACGCCATATGCCGTAAAACATACGGCTACGGTAAAAAGATGGATCGCATCTCTGATAGTCAGTTAGCTCAAATTACCAGGCTGCCAAGACAGAAGGTAAACAAGGCCAAGAATGAGCTTATCGCGATGAAGGTTATCCTTCGCGAAGGCCAGCAAATCGGGCCAAACAAGAACATCGAGGAATGGCAAATCGAAGGCTGTCACTACTCTGGTGATAATGTCACTGCATTGGTGACAAAAAGTGTCACCAAAACGGTGACAGCGCTGTCACCAAAACAGGGACACACAAAAGAAACTATTACAAAAGAAAAAAGAAATAATAAAAACACTATGTCCGAAAGTGTTCGGACGGAGTGTGAAAAATCACCTGACCGTTACGAAGAAACCGACAAGGCATTCGAGGAAATATTCTGGTGTGCAGGCATGCGGAAAGCCGGTAAGAAAAACGCAGCTTCGGCATTCAGAACACAGTTCAGGGAGTGGCGTAAAACTACCAGGGGGACGGCAAGCGAGTTTGCCACGATGCTGGCAGAAGACATCGCATGCAGGAATGGTAAGCAGTTCGGATTCGACAGGTTGTTACCATCGAGCTACCTGAACGGTCAGCGCTGGAACGACGAAAAGCCAGAAACAATTCAACCACAATCCAAACCATCATCCGCAATCACCGTATCGAAAACTGGCTACGTGTTTTTCGACAGGTGAACCATGAAATCCAGAATCAAATCGCTACTGGTCGCTGGTTATAACCACGGCTGGTTAAGTATTTCGTTTGTCGATTTCTGGTTTAAAAATCTCAATCTGAGGGAATCATGACGCCAAGTGAACTTAGCGACCTGCTATGGGCGCAGGTTGACAGGGTGGCCCCGCACCTGTTGCCAAACGGCAAGAAAGAGGGGCATGAGTGGGTTGCTGGCAACGTCAACGGCGACAAGGGAAACAGCCTGAAGGTTAACCTTAGCGGTAAGAAAAAATGGGCTGATTTCGCTGAGGGAGACGGCGGTGACATGCTTGATTTGTGGATGGCATGTCGTGGAATTAACCTGCATCAGGCTATGCAGGAGGCGAAGGCATTTCTCGGCATCAAGGATGATGATCACCATTTCGACGCCAGACGTGAGAAGAAATTCTCCAGACCTGACCGCAAGAAAATCGCCCGTTACGTTACCAGAACAGAATCCCATCTTGAGTACCTGCAATCGCGTGGCATATCGCCAGAAGTCGTAAAGCGCTACGAGGTTGTCAGCGGCAAGGTGTGGAATGGAGAGCGAGAACTGGATGCTTTGGTGCTTCCGTACAAACGCGATGGGGAGTTGTTGCAGGTCAAGAGAATCAGCACCGAACGTCCGGACGGGAAGAAAGTCATCATGGCAGAAGGTGACTGTGAACCCTGTCTGTTCGGATGGCAAGCTCTCGATGCTGGCGTGAGGGCGGTTGTACTTTGCGAAGGCGAAATTGATTGCATGAGCTATGCGCAATACGGAATTCCGGCGCTATCTGTCCCGTTCGGTGGCGGGAAAGGCGCTAAACAACAGTGGATTGAGTTTGAATACCATAACCTCGACAGGTTTGAGGAAATATTCATTTCGATGGATGTTGATGATGTAGGTCGCGAAGCTGCAAGGGAAATCGCAAGCCGACTGGGCGAACATCGCTGTCGTCTGGTTACACTGCCACACAAAGATATCAACGAATGCCTGATGAACGGCGTCACCGAGGATGAAATCTGGCAGTACATCGGGACAGCGTCATATTTCGACCCCGAAGAACTCTACAGCGCTCGTGAGTTTTACCAAGATACAGTCAATGCTTTCTACGGAAAACAGCAGTATCTGTTTAACCCACCGTGGGAAACGCTGGCTTACAACTTCCAGTTCCGTGAGGCTGAGTTAACTCTGGTCAATGGCGTGAACGGTCATGGAAAAACGGAGGTTGTCGGGCATATGGCGCTTGAGGCCATGAGACAGGGGGTAAAAACATGCGTCGCATCGCTTGAACTGAAGCCCGGGATTCTGCTTAAACGCCTGACCCGGCAGTCTACATGTTGCAAAATGCCGCCAGTTCTGGAAATCGAATCAGCATTTAAGTTTTACGATGACCGGCTCTGGTTATTTGGCCTGACAGGTACAGCCAAGGCTGAACGCCTGATTGAAATTTTCACATACGCAAGACGGCGATACGGCATCCAGTTATTCATTATCGACAGCCTCATGAAATGCGGGATCGGTGATGACGACTACAACGGACAGAAAGCGTTTGTTGATGCGTTGTGCGATTTCAAAAACAAAACCAATTCCCACATCATTCTCGTTACTCACTCAAGGAAAGGAGACAGCGAGGAGAAACCCACCGGGAAAATGGACGTAAAAGGCTCAGGAGCGATTACAGACCTCACAGATAACCTGTTTATCATCTGGCGCAATAAAGCTCGCGAGAGAGCGTTACAGCGCGTTCAGGCTGGCGAGCAAATTAACGAGAAAGACCAGCAACTTCTTGCTGCGCCCGCATCTGTTTTAATGCTTGAGAAGCAGCGAAACGGGGAAGGGTGGGAAGGCGGTGTGCCGTTATTTCTTGACGAGCAGTCTCACCAGTTCCTGCAAATGGAAGGTGCGTCACCATACAACTACATAGCTAACATGCCGAAGTCGGAGTATGACGAAGTGTGGAGGCAGGAGAATGTTACGGAGTACTGAATGAACAACCAAATAATACCTGAAATGCTTTTGAATCCCCGCTTCATTGCTGTTTTGAACAGATGTATCGACGAAGAAGAGCTCATTATGCAATTTGAAAGGTTGTCAGGTGTCACTCGACCACCAAAGGGGCAACATCCAATAGAGCTGATGGTTGATAAAGCGACAGGATTTTCTGATGAGCAGTGGAAACGGTTTTTTGAGGCATTTATCCCGTTCGTCTATGAGTTTATATGGCTCACATGGAGAGACCGTGACAATGAGGAGTGCTGGCAATGACCATCTACATCACTGAGCTAGTAACAGGCCTGCTGGTAATCGCAGGCCTTTTTATTTGGGGGAGAGGGAAGACATGAAAAAACTAACCTTTGAAATTCGATCTCCAGCACATCTGCAAAATGCCATTCACGCAGTACAGCAAATCCTTCCAGACCCAACCAAACCAATCAATCAAATAACTCAGCAGAGACTAAAAGAAGTCCTTCTCTACGATGAGTTAACAGGGAAATTCACATGGAAAGTAAAGAAATGCCAGAGAATGAATGCTGGGGATATCGCAGGGCATAAGAGTAGCGAAGGCTACTGGGTAATAAAAGTCGATGGAAAACTTTATAAGGCACACAGGCTGGCATGGCTCTATATGAATGGCAGTCTACCAAAAAGTGATATCGACCACATAAATCTCGTTAGGGATGACAATCGTATGGCAAACCTTAGATTGGCAACTCGATCTCAAAACATCCAGAACGTAAACAAAAAGGCAAATAACAAATCAGGATATAAAGGCGTTTCATGGGATAAGAAATCAAGAAAATGGAGGGCGCAAATCGTAATCAACAAGAGGAAAGTTAATCTTGGGTTTTACGATGACCCAAAGGAAGCTCATAAAGTATATGCAAATAAAGCGGATGAATGTTTCGGCGAATTTGCGAGGTATTAAAATGAAATGTGTCAAATATCACCTTACTAATGAATCTATAAGATATAACGCCATTCAGTATCTTAGGACATGCGATTTAGACATCATTGTCGAGTTTAAGCAGCGCAACCGCAGCTTAGACCAAAATCGGAAGCTTTGGGCTTGCCTTGGTGATGTCTCACGTCAGGTTAACTGGCATGGACGATGGCTTGACGCTGAAAGCTGGAAGTGTGTGTTTACCGCAGCATTAAAGCAGCAGGACGTTGTTCCTAACCTTGCCGGGAATGGCTTCGTGGTAATAGGCCAGTCAACCAGCAGGATGCGTGTAAGCGAGTTTGCGGAGCTATTAGAGCTTATACAGGCATTCGGTACAGAGCGCGGCGTTAAGTGGTCAGACGAAGCCCGGTTAGCACTGGAATGGAAAGCGAGGTTTGGAGACGCCGCATGAAACACTGCTACCGCTGCGGAGAAAGCAAAGACGATTATCGATTCCGGCCAAATCAACCTTATTGGCACCAATGGTGTATCAGATGTGAGCGGTCGCCAGTGGGTAATTTCCCGCTGCCAGAGACGAAGGAGGACGTATGGCACGACAGCGACGAAGTATCACCGACATAATCTGCGAAAACTGCAAATACCTACCAACGAAACGCTCCAGAAATAAACCAAAGCCAATCCCAAAAGAATCTGACGTAAAAACATTCGATTATGTCTATGGGTTGTTGCAGTCCAAGTGGAACCGCATGAGGAAAACGCGATGATTGACCCCAATCGAAGTTATGAGCAAGAGAGCATAGCAAGGGCAATGTGCGCAGGATGTAACAAGCAACTGGCACCTGATGAAATTTACGCCTGTGCAGAATGCATCAACGAATGGCTGGTATATCGAGATCCGAATGGAGATATGTCTAATGAGGATATTCAGGAGCAATAAATGGCTTCAGGCAGTAAGGGAGATAGATTGCTGCGTTCTGTGTGGTCGATATGGAGTTCAGGCTGCGCATCGCAACGAAGGAAAGGGAATAGGGCTAAAGGTTGACGACAGCCTAACAGCGGCGCTTTGCCCGCCATGCCATGAGCGCATCGACAACGGAAAAGATTTAAGCCGGGAAGAGCGACGCTCAGAAATGGACCGCGCCATTGTCTTAACGTTGCAAAAGTTAACACGCGAAGGGAGGGTAACAGTGCGATGAACGGATACCGTATAGCGTTGCCGTGGCCTCCATCCAATAATCGCTACTGGCGTCACTCACGAGGAATCCACTACATCAGCGATTGGGGAAAGCGATACCGGCGAGAAGTAATCGAAATAATTCAGCAACAACAGTTAGACATCAAAATAACACCACGCATCAGAATCACCATCCACGCAGCACCTCCCGATAACCGCAAACGCGACCTGGACAATTTGCCAAAGGCAGTTTTTGACGCACTCACCAGTGCGGGATTCTGGCTGGATGACGGCCAGATAGACGATATGCGCATCAAGCGCTGTCAGGCGATTAAAGGCGGAATGCTTGTGCTGGTAGTGACTGAGACGTGCGGGAATTTGCCAATGATTACGGAACTACTGGAGGCCGCATGACACACACTGTCAAAACCATTCCAGACATGCTCATAGAGACATACGGAAACCAGACAGAAGTAGCCAGGCGCTTATCTTGCCACCGCAACACAGTCAGGCGCTATCTGTACGACAAAGAAGCCAGGTATCACGCCATCGTTAACGGCGTTTTAATGATTCATCAGGGCGGGAGAGGTGTTTATGACCGTAACCAGCATTAACCAGGCGAAACAGCAGCGTGAACGTGACGAGGCTGAATTACGCAGCGTCAGAGAGATGACGGAGCAACACCAGAAGGCAATGGATTATCTGCATGAGCGAGAGCGTGAACTGGTGAACCGGCTTGGATTGAACAAGCCGGCGGGAGGCGATGCTGCATGAGACTCGAAAGCGTAGCTAAATTTCATTCGCCAAAAAGCCCGATGATGAGTGACTCACCGCGGGCTACGGCTTCTGACTTTCTTTCAGGTACTGATGTGATGGCTGCTATGGGAATGGCGCAATCACAAGCCGGATTCGGAATGGCTGCATTCTGCGGTAAGCACGAACTCAGCCAGAACGACAAACAAAAGGCTATCAACTATCTGATGCAATTTGCACACAAGGTATCGGGGAAATACCGCGGTGTGGCAAAGCTTGAAGGAAATACTAAGGCAAAGGTACTGCAAGTGCTCGCAACATTTGCTTATGCTGATTATTGCCGTAGTGCTGCGACGCCGGGAGCAAGATGCAGAGATTGTCACGGTACAGGCCGGGCGGTTGATATTTCCAAAACTGAACAGTGGGGAAGAGTTGTTGAGAAGGAGTGCGGAAGATGCAAGGGCGTCGGCTATTCAAGGGTGCCGGCAAGCGCCGCATATCGCGCCATAACGATGCTAATCCCAAACCTTACCCAACCCACCTGGTCACGCACTGTTAAGCCGCTGTATGACGCTTTGGTGGTGCAATGCCACAAGGAAGAGTCAATCGCAGACAATATTTTGAATGCAGTTACGCGTTAATAGCATGATTGCCACGGATGGCAACATATTAACAGCATGATATTGACTTTTTGAATAAAGTTGGGTAAATTTGACTCAACGATGGATAAATGCACTCGTTAAATAAAGCCCTGAGTTTAACAGCTAGGGGCTTTTCGCGTTTTAAGCACGACATTTCTGAAAGCGCCCTATCACCAATCACCAGAACACATCCAGATACCCTTGCACATTCGTGGCGACGGGGTAGTGACGCTTTCACCCTATAAACAACCACCAATACCAATAGGAATAACAATGCTTACTCTCAAGACGATTAACTCAGATAAAGACACCTCTATTTTCCAAGTGACAGGTGATGTCAGCTACGTGAAAGAGTCAAGAATGATTTTCTTCACTGGATGGCATGGAGGTGATTCCGAAGTGCTACTTGACGATGGAGAAGTTGCTTACGTCTGCAATGAAAAAGGCGTGACAGTAGCTACATTCCAGTAGTCATTACAAAGCGTCTATATATGGGCGCTTGATAATGACCAAAAGAAAACACAGCACTCGGCTGGGCTTCGTGAAATGGGCGGCAAGAGACTGTTGACGCAGCCTCCTGCCTGATTTGCCCATGCCTTTAGTCACGAACAAACCACGTTACTAATCACTGTATCCTGGATTTGTTATTTCCAATATCAATAATTCATAACATTGAACAAATCCTCACGGTCGTGAGGTAAGACATGAAAAAGATGCCAGAAAAACATGATCTGTTAACCGCCATGATGGCGGCAAAGGAACAGGGCATCGGGGCCATCCTTGCGTTTGCAATGGCGTACCTTCGCGGTCGGTATAATGGCGGTGCGTTTAAGAAAACACTAATAGACGCAACGATGTGCGCCATTATCGCCTGGTTCATTCGTGACCTTTTAGTCTTCGCCGGACTGAGTAGTAATCTTGCTTACATAGCGAGTGTATTTATCGGCTACATCGGCACAGACTCGATTGGTTCGCTAATCAAACGCTTCGCTGCTAAAAAAGCCGGAGTCGATGATGCAAATCAGCAGTAACGGAATCACCAGATTAAAACGTGAAGAGGGCGAGAGACTAAAAGCCTATCCAGATAGCAGGGGGATACCAACCATTGGGGTTGGACATACCGGAAAAGTGGATGGTAATCCTGTCGTATCAGGGATGACAATCACATCCGAAAAATCGTCTGAACTGCTTAAAGAGGATTTGCAGTGGGTTGAAGATGCGATAAGTAGTCTTGTTCGCGTCCAGCTGAATCAGAACCAGTATGATGCACTATGTAGTCTTATATTCAATATAGGTAAATCAGCATTTGCTGGCTCTACCGTTCTGCGCCAGTTGAATTTAAAGAATTACCAGGCAGCAGCAGATGCTTTCCTGCTATGGAAAAAAGCTGGTAAAGACCCTGATATTCTCCTTCCTAGGAGGCGGCGAGAAAGGGCGCTGTTCTTATCGTGAGTAGTATTAAGGCAATTATTGCGTCTGTCATTATCTGCATCATCGTCTGTCTTTCGTTGGCTGTTAATCATTACCGTGATAACGCCATTACCTACAAAGAGCAGCGCGATAAAAAAGTCAGTGAACTGAAGAAGGCGACCGCCACCATTACTGACATGCAGCAGCGCCAGCGTGATGCTGATGCACTTGATGCTAAATACACGAAGGAGTTAGCTGATGCAAAAGCTGAAAATGATGCTCTTCGGCGCAAGCTTGATAATGGTGGCAGGGTGCTCGTCAAAGGAAAATGCCCTGTGCCATCCTCAGCCGAAACCTCCGGCGCCTCCGGCATGGGCAATGATACCACCGTCGAACTCTCTCCAGTTGCTGGACGAAACGTTCTCGGTGTCCGGGACGGAATTATCCGCGACCAAACAGCACTGAGAACGCTTCAGGAATACATCAGGACGCAATGCCTTCGATGATAGCGATAATTTTACTCATCATCCTTCACATCTGGCTCTGTAGACAGGGTGGTGATCACTTCTGGAGTGAATCCAGATTAAACATCTCATTGCTGATGCTTGATATTGAGCATCTGGCGCGCGGTAAGGGGCTGCGTTGAGATAAGGGCCAGTTCATTACAAATACCAGGATTTAGCCTCGCATTCGCGGGGCTTTTTATATCTGAATTTCACAGCGCATCTCACGCGCATATTAACGAGAGCCTTTCAGTAAGCGAGCCTGAGAAATGCCGTTATAGGTGGCGACCTCTCTCGGGCGGCTTTTCTGTGAGACAGGCTCACTTTCTAAAAGGTAAAGACGCTATGAATCATCAATTGGCTAATCTCGATTTCCGGGACATGGTGGTTGTTTCTGGTGATCGCGTGATCACAACCTCCCGCAAGGTAGCAGCTTACTTCGACAAGCAGCATCACCACATCATTCAGAAAATCGAAAAGCTAGACTGTTCGGATGAATTTCTAACCAGCAACTTTTCGCGGGTTACCTATGAACACAAGGGTAATCAGTATGTTGAATATGAAATTTCCAAAGACGGTGCGATGTACATCATCATGTCGTTTACCGGCAAAAAAGCTGCCGCCATCAAAGAGGCGTTTATCAAAGCATTTAATTGGATGCGTGACAGACTGATGGAGATGGCTCACTCATACCAAAGAGAGCACAACGAGTTAATGCTGGAGTTCATGAAGGAAAAGGATGTTGCCAGTATGTCAGGACGCTTGCTGAACCGCTGGGGCAGGATCAAAAAACCGCAACTCATAGCAAGGATCGAAAGGCTTGAGCAGCAGGCGCAAATATCGATCCCCGGACTGCCAAAGTGACCATTCCAAAGCCCATCTACGGGTGGGCTTGATAATGAAACCGTGATTTACATCCCCACAATCCGGGTATGTAAAAGCTGGATCATGCGAGAACGGATTTAACTCAATCTGTGCGCCACCAGTTAACGGCAGTACCACGAAACAACCCAAGCCAGTAAGTGGGGAAATAACACTGGCAGCCACTGAAAGATGAACCTCCTGCCTTATGGCAAAAAAGATTCTTTGTGGTGGCGGACTGATGGAAAGACATCCTAATCAAGCAACCACTCCACAGGGTCATAATTATGAACGACCAGCAAATCGAAAAAGAAATAGTTGAGAAAGGCAAAACAGCCCCGCGAATCACTCCGCAGCACATCGAATACGTGATTAAAAGCGAGCACTACTTTACTGCTTATGATGGACGTAATGGTGCCATTTCCAGCAACGAATATTGTGGCAGAGAAAAACCAGAAGAAGACGATCGTGATTTATCACCATTGAAGTTGCTCACTTTCTGCGTACTGGTGCTGAAGAATGGCTTCACCGTCACCGGAGAGAGTGCCTGTGCAAGCCCGGAAAATTTTGATGCAGAAATTGGTCGGAAGATTGCCCGGCAGAATGCTGTAAACAAAATCTGGATGCTCGAAGGTTACTTGCTGAAGCAGAAGCTAAGCGAACAGTAGTTATTACAAAAGCCATTCCTTACAGAGTGGCTTTGATAATGGCTTATACCCTACACGGGATAACTTAACTGATATCCCTTTTAACGGATAAACGGAGCCAACAATGGCAGAGATTATTCCCATGACTGAAGAACAGAAATTCCAGTTAGAGATTTACAAACTGGTCATGAACCAGAACGCAGCCGCAGAAGAAGCATTTCAATTCATCGGCACTGATGAGCTGAAGCTTGAGTTATTCAAGATTCACTTCCAGTCAGGCGGCGCTAATTCTGATATCACGACCCGCACTATCGAAGCGGTTCGTAAATCGAGGGAAGCGTTAGACCTGTTCACTACCGGAGCATAATCATGGCAAATCCAAATTTCACGCCATCATGGCCTCTCTACAAAGATGCTGACGGTGTATATGTGTCTGCTCTTCCGATTAAAGCTATCAAATACGCTAATGACGGAAGTGCAAGCGCAGAATTCGACGGTCCGTATGCTGACCAGTACATGTCAGCGCAAACAGTAGCCGTATTCAAGCCGGAGGTCGGTGGATATCTGTTCCGGAGCCAGTACGGCGAGCTGCTCTATATGAGCAAGACAGCATTTGAAGCTAAGTACACTTCTGCAAGCGGTTCAGTAACGAATGCAGAGACGGCGGATAAGTTATCTACTGCTCGCACTATCACACTAACCGGCGCTGTCACAGGTTCAACGTCCTTTGATGGTTCGGCTAACGTGACTATCGCAACAACATCAGGAAGTTAACTTATGGCAGCACCAAAGGGCAACCGATTCTGGGAGGCCCGCAGTAGTCATGGGCGTAACCCGAAATTCGAGTCGCCTGAGGCGCTGTGGGCTGCTTGTTGTGAATACTTCGAGTGGGTGGAGGCTAACCCACTATGGGAGATGAAGGCTTTCTCATATCAAGGAGAAGTTACACAAGAGCCTATCGCCAAGATGAGGGCGATGACCATCACTGGGCTAACGCTATTCCTCGATGTGACGCTTGAGACATGGCGACAATACAGGGTGAGAGAAGACTTATCTGAGGTCGTTACGCGAGCAGAGCAAATCATCTACGACCAAAAATTCTCCGGCGCAGCCGCTGATCTTCTCAACGCTAACATCATCGCCCGCGATTTGGGCCTCAAAGAGCAGTCGCAAGTTGAAGACGTGACACCTGATAAGGGAGATCGCGATAAGCGCCGCTCTCGTATCAAGGAGCTATTCAACCGTGGAACTGGACGCGATTCTTGATAACCTGAGCGACGAAGAGCAAATCGAATTGCTCGAGCTACTCGAAGAAGAAGAGAAATACCGGAACACACACCTGCTATATGAATTTACGCCATACAGCAAACAGCGTGAATTCATCGACGCCGGGCATGACTATCCAGAGCGCTGTTTTATGGCTGGTAACCAGCTTGGTAAGTCATTTACTGGTGCTGCTGAAGTCGCGTTTCACCTTACCGGGCGTTATCCGGGAACAAAAGGCTACCCGGATGATGGTAAATATGGCGGAGAGTGGAAGGGTAAGCGTTTCTATGAGCCTGTCGTCTTCTGGATTGGCGGCGAGACAAACGAGACTGTAACCAAAACGACTCAACGCATCCTGTGCGGTCGTATCGAAGAGAATGACGAGCCTGGCTACGGTTCCATACCGAAAGAAGACATCATTAGCTGGAAGAAGTCTCCTTTCTTTCCGAACCTTGTTGATCATCTTCTGGTTAAGCATCACACGGCTGATGGTGTTGAAGATGGCATTTCAATCTGCTACTTCAAGCCATACTCGCAAGGCCGTGCACGCTGGCAGGGTGACACAATCCACGGCGTGTGGTTTGACGAAGAGCCACCATACAGCATTTATGGCGAAGGTCTTACCCGTACAAACAAATACGGGCAATTCTCAATTCTGACGTTTACCCCGCTGATGGGGATGTCTGACGTTGTTACCAAGTTCCTGAAGAATCCCAGCAAGTCGCAGAAAGTGGTCAACATGACCATCTATGACGCTGAGCACTACACCGACGAGCAGAAAGAGCAAATCATCGCATCCTATCCTGAGCATGAGAGAGAGGCGCGTGCTCGCGGTATTCCTACGATGGGTAGCGGTCGAATATTCCAGATACCGGAAGAGACGATTAAGTGCCAGCCGTTTGAGTGTCCCGATCACTTCTATGTTATCGACGCTCAGGACTTCGGCTGGAACCACCCGCAAGCTCACATTCAGCTTTGGTGGGACAAAGACGCAGATGTTTTCTATCTGGCGCGTGTGTGGAAGAAATCAGAGAACACCGCAGTTCAGGCATGGGGTGCTGTTAAGTCGTGGGCTAACAAAATACCTGTCGCGTGGCCTCATGACGGTCACCAACACGAAAAGGGCGGTGGTGAGCAACTTAAAACCCAATATGCGGACGCCGGGTTCTCTATGCTTCCCGAACACGCAACGTTCCCGGATGGCGGTAACTCAGTAGAGTCAGGCATTAGTGAACTTCGTGACCTGATGCTTGAAGGAAGATTCAAAGTATTCAACACATGCGAACCATTTTTTGAAGAGTTCCGCCTATATCATCGCGATGAGAACGGCAAGATTGTCAAGACCAACGATGATGTGCTCGATGCTACTCGCTACGGCTACATGATGCGCCGCTTCGCCAGGATGATGCGCGATATCAGAAAGCCGAAAGAAAAGAAAATCCCCGCACCGATTAGACCAGTACGCAGAGGACGATAATGGCCGACAATGAAAACAGGCTGGAGAGCATCCTGTCGCGCTTTGATGCGGACTGGACAGCCAGTGATGAAGCCAGACGAGAGGCTAAGAACGATCTGTTCTTTAGTCGGATCAGCCAATGGGATGACTGGCTATCACAATACACAACCCTGCAATATCGCGGGCAGTTCGATGTGGTACGACCAGTGGTGCGCAAACTCGTTTCTGAGATGCGTCAGAACCCTGTTGATGTTCTGTATCGCCCAAAGGATGGAGCAAGTCCTGACGCTGCTGATGTGCTAATGGGAATGTATCGCACAGACATGCGACACAATACGGCAAAAATCGCGGTCAACGTCGCTGTTCGTGAGCAGATTGAATCTGGCGTAGGTGCGTGGCGTCTGGTCACTGACTACGAAGATCAAAGTCCGACGAGCAACAATCAGGTTATCCGTCGAGAGCCTATCCATAGTGCCTGCTCCCATGTTATCTGGGACAGCAACAGCAAACTGATGGACAAGTCTGACGCCCGTCACTGCACAGTTATCCACTCAATGAGCCAGAATGGTTGGGAGGATTTCGCAGAAAAATACGACCTTGATGCTGATGATATTCCATCATTCCAGAACCCCAACGATTGGGTATTTCCATGGCTGACGCAGGACACAATTCAGATCGCTGAGTTTTACGAAGTGGTCGAGAAGAAAGAGACGGCGTTTATCTACCAAGACCCGGTTACGGGTGAGCCGGTAAGCTACTTTAAGCGCGATATTAAAGACGTCATCGACGACCTGGCTGATAGTGGATTTATCAAAATTGCAGAGCGCCAGATTAAGCGTCGCCGGGTATACAAATCGATTATCACCTGCACCGCTGTACTCAAAGACAAGCAGCTCATTGCTGGCGAACATATCCCCATTGTTCCGGTATTCGGCGAGTGGGGCTTCGTTGAAGATAAAGAAGTGTATGAGGGTGTCGTCCGCCTGACAAAAGACGGTCAGCGTCTGCGCAACATGATTATGTCGTTCAACGCCGACATCGTGGCCCGTACTCCGAAGAAGAAGCCGTTCTTCTGGCCTGAACAGATTGCAGGCTTTGAGCATATGTATGACGGTAACGACGATTACCCGTATTACCTGCTCAATCGCACGGATGAGAACAACGGAGAAATGCCAACTCAGCCGCTGGCATACTATGAAAATCCGGAAGTTCCACAGGCCAATGCCTATATGCTGGAAGCTGCAACCAGCGCAGTAAAAGAGGTTGCCACTCTTGGTGTAGATGCTGGGTCGGTTAATGGTAATCAGGTTGCATTCGATACCGTAAACCAACTCAATATGCGGGCTGACCTTGAGACATACGTGTTTCAGGATAATCTGGCTACCGCTATGCGCCGTGACGGTGAGATTTACCAGTCGATAGTTAACGACATCTACGATGTTCCTCGCAGCGTGACAATCACCCTTGAGGATGGCAGTGAAAAAGAGGTTCAGCTAATGGCTGAGGTTGTTGACCTTGCCACTGGTGAGCGGCAGGTACTGAACGATATCAGGGGGCGCTATGAGTGCTACACGGATGTTGGACCATCATTCCAGTCCATGAAGCAGCAAAACCGCGCAGAAATTCTTGAGTTGCTCGGCAAGACGCCACAGGGAACGCCAGAATATCAACTGCTGTTGCTTCAGTACTTCACCCTGCTTGATGGTAAAGGTGTCGAGATGATGCGTGACTATGCCAATAAGCAGCTTATTCAGATGGGCGTTAAGAAGCCGGAAACACCTGAAGAGCAGCAATGGTTTGTCGAAGCGCAGCAGGCCAAACAAGGACAGCAAGACCCGGCAATGGTTCAGGCGCAGGGTGTGCTGTTGCAAGGTCAGGCTGAACTGGCTAAAGCGCAGAATCAGACGCTATCTCTTCAAATCGACGCGGCTAAAGTCGAAGCTCAAAACCAACTTAACGCTGCGAAAATCGCAGAAATATTCAACAATATGGATCTCAATAAACAGTCCGAGTTTAGAGAGTTCCTCAAAACCGTTGCTTCATTCCAGCAGGACCGCAGCGAAGACGCTCGCGCAAATGCTGAGTTACTCCTTAAAGGCAATGAACAGACGCACAAGCAGCGAATGGACATTGCCAATATCCTGCGATCGCAGAGACAAAATCAACCTTCCGGCAGTGTAGCCGAGACACCTCAATAAGAGAGAGTTAATCATGAAACCAACCACCGAAATTCAGGCAACTGAAGACTTAACCCTGTCCGGCGATTATGCAGCGGCATCTGCTGATAGCTTAGTTGTCGATAATGCCAACGACAATGCAGGTCAGGAAGAGGGCTTTGAGATTGTCCTGAAGGACGATGAGACAGCACCAAAACAAGACCCGGCAAAGAACGCAGAATTCGCCCGCCGCCGCATCGAGCGCAAACGACAGCGCGAGCTTGAGCAGCAGATGGAAGCAGTTAAACGCGGAGAATTGCCGGAGAGTTTACGGGTAAACCCTGACCTCCCACCTCAGCCGGATATTAATGCCTATCTGTCAGAAGAAGGCCTGGCCAAATATGACTATGACAACAGCCGTGCGCTTGCCGCTTTCAATGCTGCCAATACCGAATGGCTAATGAAAGCGCAGGACGCCCGCAGCAATGCCGTAGCAGAACAGGGCCGCAAGACTCAGGAGTTTACCCAGCAATCAGCGCAATACGTCGAAGCTGCCCGCAAACACTATGACGCGGCAGAAAAGCTCAATATCCCTGACTATCAGGAGAAAGAAGACGCATTTATGCAACTGGTTCCGCCTGCGGTTGGGGCCGACATTATGCGCCTGTTCCCGGAGAAGTCTGCCGCGCTCATGTATCACCTTGGTGCAAACCCGGAGAAAGCCCGCCAGTTACTGGCGATGGATGGGCAGTCCGCGCTGATTGAACTAACTCGACTATCCGAACGCTTAACTCTCAAGCCTCGCGGTAAACAAATCTCTTCCGCTCCCCCTGCTGACCAGCCGATTACCGGTGATGTCAGCGCAGCAAATAAAGATGCCATTCGTAAACAGATGGATGCGGCTGCGAGCAAGGGCGATGTGGAAACTTACCGCAAGCTAAAGGCAAAACTTAAAGGAATCCGATAATGGCTTTGAACGAAGGTCAAATTGTTACACTGGCGGTGGATGAGATTATTGACACCATCTCCGCAATCACTCCAATGGCGCAGAAAGCCAAGAAATATACCCCGCCTGCGGCTTCTATGCAGCGCTACAGCAATACCATCTGGATGCCTGTAGAGCAGGAGTCCCCCACTCAGGAAGGTTGGGATTTAACTGATAAAGCGACAGGGTTACTGGAGCTTAACGTCGCGGTAAACATGGGAGAGCCGGATAACGACTTCTTCCAGTTACGCGCAGATGACTTGCGAGACGAGACTGCGTATCGTCACCGAATCCAGTCCGCAGCACGCAAACTGGCTAACAACGTTGAGCTGAAAGTCGCAAACATGGCCGCCGAGATGGGGTCATTGGTTATCACTTCGCCGGATGCAATCGGCACTAATACCGCAGACGCATGGAACTTTGTGGCCGACGCAGAAGAAATCATGTTCTCCCGCGAACTTAACCGCGACATGGGCACATCGTACTTCTTCAACCCGCAGGACTACAAAAAGGCGGGTTATGACCTGACCAAGCGTGATATCTTCGGGCGCATCCCTGAAGAAGCGTACCGCGATGGCACCATTCAGCGTCAGGTTGCTGGCTTCGATGATGTCCTGCGCTCTCCGAAACTTCCTGTGCTGACAAAATCCACCGCAACTGGCATCACTGTATCCGGTGCGCAGTCCTTCAAGCCTGTCGCATGGCAACTGGATAACGATGGCAACAAAGTTAACGTTGATAACCGTTTTGCTACCGTCACCCTGTCTGCAACTACCGGCCTGAAACGCGGCGACAAAATTTCGTTTACTGGCGTGAAGTTCCTTGGTCAGATGGCTAAGAACGTACTGGCGCAGGACGCGACTTTCTCCGTAGTTCGCGTTGTTGATGGTACTCACGTTGAAATCACGCCGAAGCCTGTAGCACTGGATGATGTTTCTCTTTCTCCTGAGCAACGCGCCTACGCCAACGTTAACACCTCACTGGCTGATGCAATGGCGGTGAACATCCTGAACGTTAAGGATGCCCGTACCAACGTGTTCTGGGCTGATGACGCCATCCGTATTGTGTCTCAGCCGATTCCGGCCAACCATGAGCTTTTTGCAGGTATGAAAACTACCTCATTCAGCATCCCGGATGTCGGCCTGAACGGTATCTTCGCTACGCAGGGGGGTATTTCCACCCTGTCCGGCCTGTGCCGTATTGCGCTGTGGTACGGCGTAAACGCGACACGACCGGAAGCAATCGGAGTTGGCCTGCCTGGTCAGACTGCGTAACTAACAGGGGCTTCGGCCCCTTTTTTATTTGAGGTGACACATGGGTGTAATGCTATATAAGCAGGGTCGTGGAACGAAGGTATGGGGCAAGGAAGTTCAGGTTAAAGTTGTCGATGACGGCGACGTAGAAGATCACCTTGCCGATGGTTGGGTTAAGCATCCAAATCTAGTGCCGGAGACCAATGACGAACCAATCGGCGAGTCAGGCGTGGTCAAGAAAGACATGGGTGAAGTGTCTGATGGATACCACACCTTTAACGAACTATATGCACATCGAGTGCGCCTGTTTTCAACGCTAATGAATGCCTTCCGCGAAAGCGCATGGTGGAGCTTCCAGCATCATGACGGCGAGCAATGGGATGGATGGGTGTTAGCTGGCATCGACACCCCAGAAGGCGCGGTAACATACCACCTCCCAGAGAGTGAAATTGAACATCTGCCTAAAGGCACGGAAATTGAGTTTGGCAAGGAATGGGACGGCCACACGGCAGATGATGTGTTGAATCGCCTGCTAAGCCTGCGACCGAAAGAGCCGGCAACCAAAGAACGCAAAAAGCCAGGACCAAAGCCTAAGGCGGAAAGCGATGCAGATAAAGACTAAAGGCGATCTGGTCAGGGCGGCGCTGCGTAAGCTTGGTGTAGCATCAGATGCAACTCTCACTGATGTTGAGCCACAGTCTATGCAGGATGCCGTTGATGATCTGGAAGCGATGATGGCTGAGTGGTATCAGGACGGAAAGGGCATCATCACCGGCTATGTATTCTCAGATGATGACAATCCTCCCGCTGAAGGTGATGATCACGGTCTTCGCTCAAGCGCAGTCAGCGCAGTATTCCACAATCTGGCCTGCAGAATCGCTCCGGATTATGCGCTTGAGGCCACAGCGAAAATTATCGCTACAGCTAAATACGGGAAGGAACTTCTCTACAAGCAGACCGCCATCGCCAGAGCTAAACGAGCGCCTTACCCGTCACGTATGCCAACTGGCAGTGGAAACAGTTTCGCCAATCTGAACGAATGGCATTATTTCCCCGGAGAGCAGAATGCCGATTCAACAACTCCCCATGATGAAGGGAATGGGTAAGGACTTCAAGAATGCCGACTACATTGATTACCTACCAATCAACATGTTGGCCACACCGAAAGAAGTCCTCAACTCATCGGGTTATTTACGCTCATTCCCGGGCATAGCGAAGCGCAACGATGTAAATGGTGTATCGCGTGGCGTTGAATACAATACCGCTCAGAACGCTGTATATCGCGTTTTAGGAAGTAAGCTCTACAAAGGGGAAGCCGTAGTAGGTGATGTAGCCGGAAGCGGTCGCGTATCAATGGCACATGGTCGGACATCACAGGCGGTAGGCGTTAATGGTCAACTGGTCGAGTATCGCTATGATGGCATGGTTAAAACCGTCTCAAACTGGCCTGCAGACAGCGGATTCACGCAGTATGAGTTAGGTTCAGTCCGTGACATTACTCGCTTACGTGGGCGTTACGCATGGTCAAAAGACGGAACCGATTCATGGTTTATCACTGACCTCGAAGATGAGTCGCATCCTGACCGCTACAGCGCACAATATCGCGCAGAGTCGCAGCCTGACGGCATCATCGGCATCGGAACATGGAGAGACTTCATCGTCTGCTTTGGTTCATCGACGATTGAATATTTCTCCCTGACTGGCGCAACCACCGTTGGTGCTGCTTTGTATGTCGCACAGCCATCACTGATGGTGCAAAAAGGCATCGCCGGAACTTACTGCAAAACGCCGTTTGCTGATTCCTATGCGTTTATCAGCAATCCGGCAACGGGTGCGCCGTCTGTATACATTATCGGCTCCGGTCAGGTGTCACCAATCGCCAGCGCGAGCATTGAGAAAATCCTCCGCTCCTACACTGCTGATGAACTGGCTGATGGTGTGATGGAATCGCTGCGATTTGATGCTCATGAGTTGCTGATTATCCATCTTGCGCGCCATGTTCTCGTGTACGACGCATCTTCAAGCGCCAATGGTCCGCAATGGTGTGTGCTGAAAACAGGTCTGTATGACGATGTGTACCGCGCTATCGACTTCATTTACGAAGGCAATCAGATAACGTGCGGCGATAAACTGGAGTCCGTGACCGGGAAATTGCAGTTCGACATATCTTCACAATACGAAAAACAACAAGAACATATTTTATATTCTCCTTTAATAAAGGCAGATAACGTCTTAATAAATGACCTTGAATTAGAAACATCTGGCGGAGTGTGTGATAGAATAGATAGAATATTTATATCAGCCACTACAGATGGAATTAATTACGGTCGTGAGCAAATGGTCGTATTACAAAAACCATTTGTATATGACAATCGCGTTTTATGGCGAAAGGTTGGTCGAGTTAGACGCCTCATTGGATTTAAATTTAGAGTTATTGCAAAAGGCCCGGTCACATTATCAGGCCTTTCTATTCGTATAACATAAATCGAAACTCAAGGAGTGGATATGTTAAGTGAAGATGCAAAAGATATCGAAGGATATGAAGGACTGTACGCCATCACTAATGATGGGAGAGTTTACTCGCATTCAAGAGTAAATTTGAGGGGGCGGCTTATTAAGGGGAGATGGCTGAAGCATAATCATAACGTAAATGGATATAAGTATGTATGTTTATATAAGGATGGCGCAAAAAAGAACATACTAATACATAAGCTTGTTGCATCTCACTTTGTTAGTGGGTTTGCTGAAGGGTTACAGGTTAATCATATCGATGGTGATAAATATAATAATAACCATCTAAATCTTGAATGGGTTACTCCGTCAGGAAACATCTCACACTCATATGGGTTGGAATCGAGAGGTAATGTAAAAGGAGAAAGGAATGGTAATTCTAAAATATCTAATGATGATGTCATAAAGATAAAAGAAATGGTTGCCAATGGCTTTCCTCAGTGTGAAGTTGCTAAATTATTTGGAATTCACAATTCAAAGGTTAGTAGAATTGTGAATGGCAAGGCATGGAGGCATGTGAATGGCTGATTCGAATCTCAACACACCTGTCGTTATTCAGGCCACCCGTCTCGACGCTTCAATTCTTCCCCGTAACGTCTTTAGTCAGTCTTATCTGCTCTATGTAATCGCGCAGGGAGCTGACGTTGGTGCTATTGCGGGAAAGGCAAACGAAGCAGGGCAAGGCGCCTATGACGCGCAGGTAAAGAACGATGAGCAGGATGTTGAGCTTGCAGACCACGAAGAGAGAATTCAACAGTTACGCATTGACGTAGACGACCATGAAATACGTATTACTGCAAATGCCAATGCAATTGCGGTACTGGATGTCAGACTAACCACGGCTGAAGGCAAAATAGTCACCTTGCAGGCTGATGTCAGTGCTCTTGATGGTAGGGTTACGGCTGCTGAAAGCACTATTTCTTCATTGCAGGCTGATTACGTATCGAAGTCAGCAACTGCTTCTCAATCGCTGGCGTCACCTCTCAACGTGACAACGTCCTATTCAGTTGGCGGCACTAAAGTTATCGGTGCTCGACAGACCGGATGGACAGCAGCAACAGGCGCTGCGCTTCTCGGTGCATTCAACGCTAACCAGACTTACACGGTCAGTGCCACATATACGCAGTCTGAGGTATCAGCTCTGGCTACCGGATTGCAGCAGGCGCGACAGCGTATCAAAGCTCTCGAAGATGCAATACGAACTCATGGATTAATCAACTGATGATTACATTCACTCCCACCCGAAACATCGACCTGATAGAAACTGTCGGCAACCATCCCGACATCATCGCAGGGAGCAACAACGGTGACGGATACGACTACAAACCTGACACGAAATATTTCGAAGTCCACGTACATGGTGAGTTCGGAGGCATCGTCTATTACCACGAAACGCAGCCGTTAACATTCGACTGTCACGCGATGTATTTGCCGCATGCCAGAGGATTCAGTAAAGATATCGGCCTGGCATTCTGGCGACACATCATTACTACGACCAACTTTGCCTGCGTGATTTCCTATGCGGCGCGTAAGTTCCGTCACGGCCAGATTTACTGCGCGATGATCGGACTTAACCGCGTGGGAACCATTAAGAAGTATTTCAAAGGCGTAGACGACGTCACTTTCTATTCAGCAACCCGCGAAGAACTAATCGACTTCCTCCAGAAACACTCCAGGAGCTAACCATGAGCAATATTTTTGCACTGGGCAGGAAACTGCGCGGTGAGGAACCTCTTTCCCCTGGGAAAGGCGGAAAAGGTGGCGCAGATAAAAGCGCAAAGTATGCAGCAGAAGCGCAAAAGTATGCAGCAGACCTGCAAAACCAGCAGTTCAACACCATCATGAACAACCTGAAGCCGTTTACTCCTCTGGCAGATAAGTATATCGGCAGTCTTGAAGGTTTATCGTCTCTCGAAGGTCAGGGGCAGGCGCTTAATAATTACTATAACTCCCAACAATACCAGGACCTTACGGGGCAGGCTCGCTATCAGAATCTGGCAGCGGCAGAAGCAACAGGTGGTCTGGGTTCTACAGCGACCAGTAACCAGCTTGCAGCAATCGCCCCAACACTTGGTCAGCAATGGCTGTCAGGTCAGATGAATAACTATCAGAACCTTGCAAATATTGGTCTTGGTGCGCTTCAGGGGCAGGCAAACGCCGGACAGACATATGCCAACAATATGAGCCAGATTTCACAGCAAAGCGCGGCTCTTGCAGCGGCAAATGCCAACAGGCCATCAGCTATGCAATCTGCTGTTGGTGGTGCTGCCTCCGGTGCATTGTTAGGTGGTGGAATAGCCAATGCTTTGTCAATGTCAACCCCATGGGGAGCGGCTATCGGTGGTGGTATTGGTCTGCTTGGTTCTTTGTTTTAAGGGGTAATCAATGGCTACGTGGCAACAGGGTATTAATTCTGGTGGTTTTCTGGCTGGCATTGGCGCGCAAAATGAAAATGCACCAAAGGCAAGCGACATTAACGCAACGCTTGGCCTGATTCGCGAAAACAATGATTTGGCTCGCTCAGGCGCTAATAATGTGGCTTTAACAGGGCTGCGTGGTATGGCTGGCGTTGCTGATATTTATAACCAGGAACAGCAACAGAAAGCGCTAAACGCATTCAACCAGGTTCATGCCAACGCATGGGCTACTGGCGACCCGTCTGGCCTGTTTAAGTTTGCTCAGGAAAACCCGGCGTTTGTTGCGCAGGCACAGCAGGCGTTTTCCGGTCTTAATGAGCAGCAGCGTAACGATATGGGCGATTTGGCTATGAAGGCTAACGTCGCTCTTTCTCAGGGGCCGGAATCCTACAGTAAATTCATTACTGATAACAAGGACAGGTTAAATCGCGTGGGGGCGAATGCTGACTGGATGATTCAGACAGGTATCCAGAATCCAGAGCAGCTATCACACATGCTGACTACTATGTCTCTCGGTGCGCTTGGACCAGAAAAGGCGTTTGCTGTTCAGGACAAGATGGCTGGTCGTGAAATTGACCGAGGCAAACTTGCAGAGACAATCCGCAGCAATCAGGCTGGAGAAGCACTTCAGGCGAGAGGGCAAAACCTTTCCTATCAGTCAGCAATGACTGGGCACAATATCGCAGCACAACGCTTGGCTCTGGATCAGCAAGAGTTCGGGTTTAAGATGCAGCAAGCACAGGAAAAGGCTCAGCAGTTGATTAGCGAAGCACCTAAGCTGTCAGTAAACATGGAAAAAGGCATCGAGACGGCTGTAAACAATGCTACAGCATCATCAAACTCAGCCAATTCTATGAGTGCGCTTGCTCAACAGTTCAGAGCAGAAAAACCAACGACAGGTTTGTTCGGTAACGCCCAGAACATGTTCGCAAAACTTACCGGAAGCGATACAACATTGCGTGATTTGCGCATTCGCCAAAATGCCCTTGTTAACAGTCAGGTCCTTAAATTCCTACCTCCCGGCCCAGCAACGGATAAAGACGTTGAGATCGTTCGACAGGGTGCGCCAACTGACATGGATAACCCTGAGACGGTCGCAAGATGGCTTGATGCAATGGCAAACCTTGAGCGACGAAACGCGCAGTTTAATGAGTTTAAAGCCGAGTGGATGAGCGCGAATGGCAACCCTGGACAATCGCGTAATGGCGGTCAGATATTGGGGTTGGATGTTAAAAAAGGTGAATCATTGGGGAGTGCCGTTAAGCGGTATATGTCAATGAATACTGACGCAGCACCAGCGCAAGATTCGACACCTTCAGGAGAAACACGGAATCAGGTTGGATCATATACCTCAAAATCAGGCATTCAATTTACGGTGGAATGATGAAAGTAACTGCAAACGGTAAGACATTTACCTTCCCTGATGGTACGAGCACGGAAGATATTGGCACCGCCATTGATGAGTATTTTGCTGGTCAGTCAGCACCAACACAACAAGGTGTTCAGCAATCTCCAGCAGACAACTCACTTGCATCAGGATATGCACAGCTTGCCACTCAGCAGAAGGAAGGACTAGATCGCTCTGCTGAGCAAGGGGCTGTTTTAGGTGCTGCAATGCGCGATGCCGTTACCGGTGAAAGCCGAATGACACCAGAAATGGAGAGGCTGCAAAATGTTGGGTCTGCTCCAGAGCTTAATAGCTTAAGCACTGATGCGCTGCGTGCTGGATTGGGACAGCTATTTGGTTCCGACGCTTCACAGGAGAAAATACTGCAAAGTATTGGCGGGAAAATCCGGAAGGATGAGAAGGGAAATTCCATAGTCACCCTTCCTTCAGGGGAATATGCACTTAACAAGCCTGGTTTGTCACCGCAGGATATAACGTCATTCTTGGCAAATGCTCTTGCATTCACTCCAGCAGGTAGAGCTGCGTCTGTTGTAGGTGCAACACTAAAATCAGGCGCTACTGATTTAGCTTTACAGAGTGCCACTAAGATCGCTGGCGGTGAGAATGTTAATCCAGTTCAAACTGCAATTTCTGCTGGACTTGGTGGGGTACTGAAGGGTGTAGAAAACACCGCAAGCGCAGTGTCTCGCTCTGCTATGGGTAAGATTGCTCCTGAAAAACAAGCTCAGATTGACTTTGCCAAGCAGAACAACTTGCCACTGATGACAACAGATCTTGTGGAACCGGGAACAAATATTGGTAAGCAAGCACGAGCTATGGCTGAGCGAATCCCAATAGCCGGAACAGGTGGGATAAGAAATGCACAGCAAAAGGCCAGGGAAGATTTAGTTAGAACATTTAGCGATAATGTTGGCGGAATATCTGACGCACAACTTTACCAATCAGCTACTCGTGGTCAGCAGCAATTTATTCAGGCTGCTGGCAAGAGGTACGACAGGATCATCAGTTTGATGGGGGATACTCCTGTTGACATCACTGGAACAGTGAAAGCAATTGATGAGCAGATTTCCAAGTTAACTCGCCCAGGAGTATCGCAAGACCGCTCAGCTGTTTCTGTCCTTCAACAGTTTAGAAATGACATCACCAGCGGTCCAAATAACCTGCAATTAGCTAGAGAAAACCGCACAAACTTACGTAAGCGCTTTATGGCAGCACCTGACGAGGTCGATAGAGATACGCTGGAGAAAGCTGCGCAGTCTGTTTATAACGCATACACAACAGACATGAAAAAAGCGGTTGGCGCAAAACTAGGTGCGAAGGAAGCGCAAAACATGTCGCGTGTTGATCGTTCTTGGGCAAAGTTCAACGACATGATGAGCAATACACGTGTCCAAAAAGCTATTCAGAGTGGTAAAACAACGCCAGAAGATGTCACTAAACTAGTATTCAGCCAAAGCCCAGCGGAAAGGGCGCAACTTTATCGATTGCTTGATGATAGTGGGCGTCAAAATGCTAGAGCAGCACTTGTTCAGCGTGCAATGGATAAGGCGACAAGCGATTCAGGAAAGCTTAGCGTTGAGAAGTTTATTAATGAAATGAAAAGGAATCGGAAGCAGGCTGAGACGTTCTTCAGAGGAGAGCATGGGAAACAGCTTGATGGGATAATGAAATATCTTGATTCCACTAGACAGGCAGCTACTGCTGCCGCAAGCCCACTGACAGGGCAAATGGTAGCTGGTCCAGCAGCGCTGATAACAGCTCTTGCGTCTGTTACAAATCCAATGTTTGCAAAAGTTGCGGCAGTTGGAGCTGGTATCGGTATGGCTGGCAGGGGCTATGAGTCACGCGCGATGAGGAACGCATTACTAAAGTTAGCAAACACGCCAAAAGGAAGTACTGCTTATGATAGAGCGATCAGACGGGTATCTGAAACTCTTACACCTCTAATTCAGGCTTCAAGTGAGAAAGCCCAGCAGTAAAAAGTTGGTTAGCGGTTGATGGTTGCTTTTTTCGGGTCATACCATCTCGGCCATTCTTTCAGGAATGGGAATGAGTCAGGTGCGTGGTTCTTTTTGTACGATTTAAGCAGCCTTAACCGCTCAATCGCACACTCATAAACCTCTTGTTGCCCTGTAGTCATCTCGGTCCATGAAAGGTGATCCATTGATAAGACAACGTTTTCAGCTTCTTTTATGAGGGCGTTTTTATTTCTCACCGCAGCAGCATGGCTGACAGAGCAATCCTGCCATATTCTTAAAAGCCAAATAGCCAAGCAGATGAAAAAAATGGTAGATAGCGATATATACACACCAACCTCCTTAGTTTTTAGCAGGATACCATGAGGTAAGAGCAAGGGGGAGCAAAGCAAGTTGTAGGTGATAGAGCGGTATTTCCGCATGGATAATGTTGAAGAATAAAGAATTACCTCCTTCATTACATCGCTACTGACAGATAACCAACGCAACGACCCAGCACTGGCTGGGTTTTTTATGCCCAAAATTCACCGTGGCCACGCTGCGGCGATTCATTGCATCTGGAGCACATTAAATGACAGATATCACTGCCAACGTAGTTGTTTCTAACCCTCGTCCAATCTTCACTGAATCCCGTTCGTTTAAAGCTGTTGCTAATGGGAAAATTTACATTGGTAAGATAGATACCGATCCGGTTAATCCTGCTAATCAGATACCCGTATACATTGAAAATGAGGATGGATCTCACGTCCAGATTGCTCAGCCGCTAATTATCAACTCAGCCGGTAAAATCGTATACAACGGTCAACTGGTGAAAATTGTCACCGTTCAGGGTCATAGCATGGCTATCTATGATGCCTATGGTTTTCAGGTTGATTATATTGCTAACGTATTGAAGTATGACCCAGATCAGCTCCGACAAGAACTGGCTGAGCCGGATGGATCTAAAAAAGTAGGGTATAAAGACAGTAACGTATATGACACATTGAACAGGCATGATAATGAATTAGCGAAGCTTGAGTTAAAATTCAAATCATTTCAGGCTATGCGTGATGATGATTCAAATGAGATCGGAGACTACGCTCTCCTGACAGGCTGGCATGAAGAGTATCAAGGTCATGGTGCTGGAGTATTTCAGTGCGTTGATAAAACTGGTTTAACGGACGACGGTGGCACTATTGCGGTTGGCTCTACGTATGCGTGGAAACGTATCACGGGTCCGGGAGATGCAACTGAGTTTGGAGTTGTTCCGAACGCCGGGAGTGCGTTTGATAATAAGCAGTATATTGAGTCGGCAGAAAGTGTAAAAAAGTGCATTTTGCCAGCCGCAGAATATTATTCAACAAAGATTATATTGGTTAATGGTTGTATCTCAGGAAATGGTGGGATAGCTGTATTGCGACAAATGAGTGATGATGTTACCGGTGGTAATTACATCGAAATTTCAGCGCAGAACTGGGATAGTAGGATAAAGAATGGTGTAATTAAAGACTTAGCGGTCTATCCATTAAGCGGAACAACGGCCATACATAGCAGTTTTACACAATACTTTGATATAGTAAATGTCACAACATCTGGTGGCTATAACGGAATGTTTTTAGAAGGAGTTGGCAACTGGAATTTAAGAGGATGCACCTTTTATGGCGCGAAAAATAACGGTTGCAGAATTGAGACGCGCTACAATGACCCTGTTAATCTTTTGATGCCAATTGGTACATTTATATTTTTCTCGCAATGTGCGTTCCGTGATACTTCAGCAGGTCCTGGTTGTGTTGTCGTGCATACACCATCAGTATTCTTTGAACAATGTACCTTTTTTTATAACGCAACTGTTGGTCTTTATTGTAACTCAAATAACATTAACATGCTCAACTTTACGGTCGTAAATGCAAGTAACTGTGATTTTGATAGTAACCTAAGTGGCTCTATACACTGTCTGGCTGTGTGGTTATTGGACCTTAATCACAATTGGATTGGTGGCCCACGAGATAGTGACGGATTAGATAGTTCAGTTTTGCTTGAAGATTGTATGGATTTTAAAATTACTGGTAATGAGATAGTAGAAGGGACTGATAACGGCCTTTCACTGTATCGATGCAACAGAGGTAGCATTACCGGAAACGTATTGAGTGGAAATAAAAATAGTGGCCTTTTTCTTGATAGTTGCAATAGTATTGCGGCTACTGGAAACACACTTGGAAATCTTGATTGGACTAGGTTTCGGCAAAAAACTGGAGCCAACCTCAATGGAGAGCATATAGTGTTTACAGGAAATAGTCTCTGGAAAAACACAGATAATGCGATAATTAACAATGTTACGGTGGATCCACAGGTTGGATATAATTCGGTAATAAATTCTTAAGATGAATGGAAAGGCGCTTCTGCGCCTTTTTTTATTCTATGAATATTCTTGCGTCATCATAGTAAATTATATATGCATTATCAATCTCTTTTATACGACCTTCGCGGCCATACTGCGCTAATATCTTATCAATATCATGCTTGAACTCTGTGACGATATACCTTGATTTAAATCCATACCATGCTTTATTTGACAGCCAGTTTAACCTAGCCGCTTTGTTTTCTTCAGTAAACGTGACTGGCCTTACGTCGCCGTTTTTAAATAGAGAAACGGCAGACGCAACCCAGTATGTACCGTAACCATCACCGAGATTATTATCACGCACAAAGTTACTAATATCTTGTACTCTGGAATTGGGTAGCTTGTAATCCCCGCTTGGGAAGAAAATAAAAATCAGTATGATAGTTGAAGCAAAAGCATAGAGTTTTTGATCGGCTTGTGAATTGAGATAACGAGCAATCAAAGCAGATCCAGTAATAAAAGAGAAAACCAGATACCTTGTAGTTCCAAGGTCTACAGGCATATTACTTGCTACATATGCGACTGGCAGCAATACTGAGGAAATAGCCAATACAGTATCAACAAAAGTCTCTTTGAACCTGTTTCTGATAGCTACAACTAAAAGAGCCAACCAAATCATCATCACTGCAAATCTGCCGAATATCAGTGTATTGCTTGCAGAAAGTTGCTTTCCAAAAATGAAGGCGTCGAAATACTGGATGATACCAACAATGAAAAGATTCAGGTTGGACGGAATATTCTCATAGCTAACAAATGCTGGCGGCTGAGTGCCTGGCACGTTTAGTAAATCAAAATGATTTGCTATTAAAGCAAGTGACTTTGCTATGACAACACCAATAATAACTGCAAGTACATATCGCCACTTGCTGAAGTCCCTGTTTAACAATACATGCGCAGCAAAAGCAAAGACTATCGGTATAGTGATATAGTAGTTGAATATCGAGTCACTGAATACAGATGCAGCAGTGAGAGTCCCTACGCATGCCAGTTTAGTGGTTGTGTGCCTATCACACTTAAGCACATTTAAACAAACCAGAGCAAATATAATGGTTCCAACGTGTACACATGTCTCCAGTGTCATGGTTGATGCCAGCGGAGAGGAAATGATTACGCATGGAATTAGCGCTGCGATTGACCATTTTCTTTTCCCGTCTGTACGTGACAGTGCAAAGGCCAGCACAATAGCAATCGTATAAAATGTGGCTGGTAACACATACATCAGGTATATGCTGTCGCCAAAAACCCTGATTGCTATCGCATACCAAATCGCTTCAGTAAAATAAAAAGATACGGTTGAAAGCGTCCATCCGCGTAGCAGAATGTTTCCATCCGCCATATCCTTTGCTTCTAAAAATAAAGAGGCTCCGTCAGATGTAACTGGGTTATTGAAGGATATATAAAGGCATAGTGCGAAAACACATATCGAAAATATAGAATATAAAGTTACTGTGTTTCTATTTAACACTGTTCTTCCTCTTCAAAATATATTTAGGTCTTGCTTTGGTTTCAATGTAGATCCTTCCGATATACTCACCGAGTACACCGATACCAATCAGTTGGATGCCGCCGAGGAACAGGATTGAAACTAACAGAGACGGATACCCCCGCACGGCGTTACCGAACGCCAGAGTGTCGAATATCATCCAGGCACCATACAGGAATGCAACACCGGCGACAGCTAAACCGATGTAAGTCCAGATGCGAAGAGGGAAGGTTGAGAAGCTGGTAATCCCTTCCAGTGCCAGATTCCACAACTTCCAGCCGTTAAATTTCGAATCACCGGCTACGCGTTCAGCGCGGGCATATTTAACAACATCCGTTTTTCCGCCAACCCAACTGAGCACCCCCTTCATGAACAAGTTGCGTTCGGGCATTAATTTAATATTTTCGACAACCTCACGGCTCATTAACCGGAAATCACCGACGTTCTCTTCAATTTTCGGATTGCTGATTTTATTATGCAGCTTATAAAACCATTCGGCTGTCTTACGCTTCATGCGCCCGTCAGTTGAGCGGTCTGAGCGCTTAGCCAGCACCATATCCGCGCCAGCCTGCCACTTCTCAATGAGATGAGGGATAACCTCAATCGGGTCTTGCAGATCGACATCAATCGGAATTACTGCGTCACCAGTTGCATGGTCAAGTCCGGCAAACAGGGCTGGTTCTTTGCCGAAATTACGGGTGAATGACAGCGGAACGACAAGTGGATCGGATACTGCCAGAGCATTAATAAGCGACTCCGTAGCATCTTTGCTTCCGTCATTGATGAAAACAATCTCAACTTCATACGGTTTTAGCTCTTCAAACTCGCGAACCGTTTTATAGAAAATAGGTATCGTGGCCTCTTCATTGAAGACCGGAACGACTAACGAGATTTTCATTTCGCATCCCTAAAGACAATGAACTTTGAATAAATGAATCCACATATCAGGCTGATGAAAGAGAAAGTGATAAGAGTAATGATTGGTGGAAATGCGGATTTATCTGCAACCCATCCAACGGTAGCACTCAATGTTCCCATGAAACCAATATATAGCATATAACGCATAGTTGTGGTTGATGCGTTGAATGTGAATCTGGCGTTTGCAAAGAAGCTGAACGAAACAGCAATTACGAACCCGGCAAAGTTCGCCAGCGCCTGATTTGTATGCAAACCATAGAGGCATACTGCAAAAACAACCCAATGTATGAGCGTGTTCAGGATGCCTATCGATGTGTACTTAGTGAATAACTTTAGCATTATAAAAAACATTGAGTTCTTGGAGGCCGGAAGTTTAGCATTTGAGCAGTGAACGATCGACCTGTGACGCAGGAGGGTGAGAAAAAATAGGGGAACACAGGCTTTTAACTGATTCGTATGGTTTTGTTACATTTTTATGGTACCTTCTCATCAAGCCAGTCCGCCCAAAATTGCATCATTTCTCTGCGGGTAGCCAGATATGCAGCATGGTTGTAAACTGAGCGCGTACCGCCGCTTACGTGTGCCAGCTGCATCTCTATTGCGTCGCTGTTCCAGTGCTTCTCGTTGAGTACTGTGCTGAATTGATGTCTGAAACCGTGTCCGCATGTCTGCCCTTCATATCCTATGCCGCGGATTACACCAAGGACGGCATTTTCGCTGATTGGCTTCTTCCTGTCATTCCTTCCCGGGAAGCAAAGTTCGTACTGTCCGGTGATTTGTTGCAGGAATTTGAAAAGCGCTGTAACTTGCTCTGACATTGGAACGACATGCAGTTTTCTTCCTTTCATGACTTCAGGGTCAACGGTGATCAGCCTGTTTTCAAAGTCAATTCCTGACCATGCCAACGAACGTAACTCCACTGTTCGCATTGCTGTATAGTGAAGAACTTGAGCAGCAATCTTACCTATAACCCAGCCTCCATACCCATTCAGCGCCCTCTGGAATTCGTGAATGCGATGCATAGGTAGGAAAGGGTAGTTGTTTTTTCTGTAACCCTTCATTGCCCCAACAAGGTCTGGAGCCGGATTATATTTAGCTCTTCCGGTTACTATTGCGTAGCTGAAAACCTCGCCACACCTGCGACGAGCCTTATCAGCCCGTTCCATTGCCCCTCTGTCCTCAAATAGCCTGATCACCTTCAGTAGCATCATCGGCTCCACCTCTTCCATTCTCAGATGTCCGATGAGCGGCAATATATCGTCAGTGAACATGTTCATCATTTCGTCAGCATATCCTTTCGACCATACCTTCGATTTATGAGCATGCCACTCCCTGAAGATATCACCGAACGAATCAGCTACTTCTTCCTTTTCCTTCTTCTTTATAGCCTGTTTCTGTTCTGATGGGTCCACGCCAGCAAGCAGCTTCATTTTCGCGTCAGACTGTTTTGCCCTGGCTTCGGTAAGGGAGATTTGCGGATAGGGACCGATGACCAGCGTCTTTTCCTTTCCTTCGAACCGGTAGCGCAT